GGTAAAACGAATAACAAATTTAAAATCTAAAGTTAGTATGGTTGATATTACTGTGGATACCAATGAACGAAGTTATTATTCCAATAATATATTGTCACACAACACGATAAGTGCTGCCATTTTAATTTTACATTTCTGTCTTTTCAATAAAGATAAAGGTGTGATGATAGTAGCTAATAAAGGAGCTACAGTTGTAGAGATTATAGAAAAAATTAAAAGTATATACAAATTATTACCGTTCTTTTTAAAAATGGGAATTGTAAACTGGAATCAATCTAGTATAACATTTGATAATGGGTGTAGAATAAAAACAGATAAGAGGACAAAAGAACCAGCAATCGGTTTTACGATTGATCTACTTTATCTAGATGAATTTGCACATATACCAAATAATATAGTAGAGCCATATTACACTGCTGTTGTACCAGTAGTATCGTCAGTGAACAATTCTAAAATTATAATAACATCTACACCAAAAGGATTAAACCTATTTCATAAATTATTAATGGATTCTGAATTACCAGAAGATGATCCAAATTGGAATGGTTATAGGTCACTTAGAGTATATTGGTGGCAAATGAAGAGTAGAAGAGATACTAAAATATTTTTCAATGATAAAAAATTGAGGAAATATAAAATTACCAAAACTGAAATAAAAGATTTTTTATTAAATAATGATTATAAAGTTTATGATGGTAAAGAAAACGGGATGTCGGGTATATTTGTAGAACACGACAAAAGAAATGAACAAACTAATATAGAATTTATAAGAACATTAAGAATAAATGAATTACCATTATCTGAATTAGGTATTATTACTAATTGGCAAGAACAACAAACTAAATTGATTGGTGGTGAGGATGCATTTAAACAAGAATTTGATTTGCATTTTATAACAGGTAATAAAATGTTATTTGATAATGTTACTATTGAAAAGATAATAGAAGATAAATTAAAATTCGAATATGTAGATATAGATAAATTTAATAAGAAATTAAAAATACCTTACAGTGGTCTACATTTTATAAAAGATAAAAGTTTATTTAATATAGATGAATGTAAAGATTATCAAATAGGTATATCAATTGATTTAAGTGAAGGGTTGGGTGCAGATTACAGTATTATAAATATATTTCGATTATTACCAAAAACAAAAGAAGAAATTGATATACATAAGAAAAAATTTACAGATAAATATGATTATTTTAAATTAGAGCAAATTGGTATATTCAAATCAAATATTTATTCTGTAAAAGAAGTAGCAGATATATTATATATGATAGTTTTTGAATTATTTGATGAGAATAAGGTTAAAATCGCATTAGAAAGAAATACATATGGAGATGAATTACTTGCACATATGCCACATGTTTTTAACGATAATAATAATTATTCAAATCACGTTTTTTTAAGATATAAACATAGAGTAGAAGATAAAACTACCAAATTAGGAATAAAAATAACACAAAATAAAAAAATATTAATAAAAGATTATCAAATAAATACTAAAAAATGTAATATTGTTATACATGATCAATATACAATAAATGAAATAAGTACATTTACTAAACATGAATTAGCATCAGGTGATATAACATTCAGAAGTGAATCTGGTCATGATGATGCTATTATGTCAACAATAGTTATGTCAACAATATTTTCAATGATTAGTTATAGGGATATGATAGATGAGTATATGGAAAATAATTCATTGAATATTACAGAAGATATAAACACATTTATAAACGAATATGAAGATGATTCGCCTGATCTTACAACAGTGGTAGGTGGGTATAAAAAAGTCTATAATAACCCACATAAAACACCAAATAATGGAAATTTTAATAAAAGATTTACACCGGTTAATCCATTATCTAAGTTTCCTAGTAAAAATAGATTTTAATATGAAATATAGTAATAAAAAATCAAATACATTAGAATTTATAAAGAGGTCTAATAATGTACATAATGATAAATATGATTATTCAATTGTGGATTATAAAAACAATTCAACTAAAGTTAAAATTATATGCAAACAACATGGTGTTTTTGAACAATTACCTGTTGCACATATTAATTTTAAACAAGGATGTCCTAAATGTAAAGGTGGTGTATCTATAACAAAAGAAGATTTTATTAAAAATTCAACAAAAATACATTATGACAATTATGATTATACTCTAGTAGAATATAAAAATATGAAAACTAAGGTTAAAATTATATGTAAAAAACATGGTGTTTTCGAACAGATACCAGATAATCATATTCGTAAAAAATATGGTTGTCCAAAATGTAAAAAATCTAAAAATGAAATATTAATCGAAAAAATATTTATTGATAATAATATTAAATTTGAAACACAAAAAACATTTGATGGGTGTAAATATAAACAAAAACTAAAATTTGATTTTTATTTAACAGATTTTAATACTTGTATTGAGTATGATGGGGAACAACATTTTAAAAAATATAGATTCGAAAAGGATGATAGTAATTTAAATATTAGAAAATTAAGAGATCAAATAAAAACAGATTATTGTAAAAATAATAATATTCAGTTAATTAGAATAAAATACAATGAAAATATTGAAAAAAAATTAAACTTTTTAATTAATATATAGTATAAGTAATATATAAAATGCAAGAATAGTGTAGCGGTAGCACGGTTTACTTCCAGTAAACAAGGTTCGGTTCAAGTCCGGTGTCTTTGCTCAAAAGGAATAAATATTATTATTTATTCCTTTTTTATTTTAAACAAAAATATTTTTTAAAGATAAAATATAAAAAGATAAAATATAATATGGCAAAAACATTAGAAATACCATTTAAAATATCAAGTTCTAATTTATCAAAAATAATATCGATATTAAAGGATTTAAGTATTATACATGAAAAGTCATTATTTAGATTTGATAAAAAAAATCTATTAATATATTCTTTAGTTGGTGAAGGAACAGGTATTAACGCGTTTAAAAGTTATACATTTAAAATAGATGATATTTTAGATATCAATCTAGATGAATTTAATGTAAGTATTGATTTTATTGCAAAAGATATAAAAAATATTTATCGAAATTTACAAATAATGGTGGATATGGATAAAGATATATCAGGTAAATTATATTATGATGAAATAGGTGATAAATATTATTCAGATAGGTTATTTTTTAAAGTTGATAGTAAATTAAAATTAAATTTTTATAGTAGTGATCCAATGTCATTTAATACAAATATAACATCATCACATATTAAAAAATTAACCAATATAGATAATTCTGAATTTAATTTTGATTTAAAAGTAGATGATTTTAATAATATTAAAAAATTATCAACTACAAATAAAGATTCTGATGTATTTTTTATGAATACATTTGAAAAAGATGATAAGTATTACATTTCAATTGGAGAAAGTAGTTGGGATTTAACATTGGGTGAAATTAGTGATAATATAACAAAAACATTATCTTTCCCTAAAAAATATCTTAAAGTTATAAATGTTCAAGACATATCAAAAGTTTATGTATTTGATAGATTTTTAATGATTAAGACAGATGAATCAAATCTATTAATTAGTACAGAAATTACAGTATAAGTATGATTATTTTTTCAAAAAATGATCCAGTTGAAAACTGCACATTATATAAATCAATTGGTTGTAGTCACATAGATTCATATCTATGTGATTTTCCTAATTGTTCAATGTATAAAAAACATTGGAATGATATAGAAAGATATTTTAAAATTAAGAAAATAAAAAAGGATATTAAAAAATAATATCCTTTTTTATTTTTGATTTAATACGTTATTAGCATAATTAACTTGTTCTTCAGATATTTCACTACCGATATAATTCATACCCCATTTTTTTGATCCTTTTGCTGTTGTACCAATTCCCATAAATGGATCATAAACAATACCATCTTTTAATCCATATATATCTAATAATTTAATTACTAAATCTGTTGAAAAAACAGCTTTATTTAATTTGTTAGAACCATCGTTATTTTTAGCTTCTATAAAATTATAAATATTTTCATATATTGCTTGATTTGTTCTTTTTATTCTATTTATTATTTTTTTATTAGTTCTAAATGTTTTAAATTCATTTTTTCTAGAAAAAACAAAAATATATTCAGTTATTCTAGTCATTTTATTTTTACTGACATTATTTGGTATAGCATTTGATTTTTTCCATATCAAACAATCAGCAATAATAAAATTTGTATTTTTAATTATTTCTGCTACAACTAACCACATTAAATGTGTATTTTCAGAAGAATAAGACATATTGTATAATACACAACCATCTTTTTTCAATACTTTATCAAATCCACTAAATATATCAACAGTCCATTTAATATATTCATCATCAGTTAGTTTATCGTTATAAGAATCATATCTTCTACTATAATCATCTGAAACACCTGATCCTCTACTAGTATTATATGGTGGTGATGTTAAAATTAAATCTATATTATTATTTAATTCGTTTCTACTCATTGTATCTAAACAACTTTCATTGTATATAATATTCATTATTTTATTATTTTAGTTTCTTTATTTAAAATCCATGTTTTTACATATACATATCTATCATTTTCATCTATATCACTGGATATATCATTTTTTTCAAATTCTTCACCCCATCCATCTGAACACTGACTATCTATATATTTTCTAATATCTTCTAAATCATCGTTATTTAGGTTTTTATCACTATATACTGTTATGTATAATACACTTTCATCAATATTAAACCCATCCATTTTTATTTCAATGTCAGTTTGTTTATAATACTGTTGTAATTTTGAATTATTAAAATTATTTGATACTACTTTAAATATCTTTTCTATAGTTTTATCATCAATATCTGATAAATCATAATCTATATTTAATGAAGATAATATATCATCCCATAAATCATTTATTACACCATTAAAGATTTCTTCTTTAGTAATTGATAGATATTCTTCATCGTCTTGTGAATTTTCATCATTTATATCCATTTTATATTCAAATTCATCAATTACAAAATCTAAATCTGTATCATATTTTTTTTGTAATTTTTTAATATCTTTTATTGATTCTATTTCTATATTAGTTTCATCAATATAATATGATATTTTCACCGGTATGCTAAATTTATATGTATTCATATTCTAGTATATTATTTTTCTGTTTATATATTTTATTTATTTAAAAGTTTATTTCTTAATCTGTCTATTTTAGTTAATCTTTTTATTTCTAATGGAACTAATGATGTAATTAACCAATTCTTAAATCTAAAGTATTCTATTCCATCTATTATTATTTCATTTTTTAAATTTTTATGATTAAAAACAATTGAATCATTTTCAATTAATATGTTAGACACGTTATTTAAATCATCACCATAATTATAATAATCTGAATTGAATATTTGATTTACTCTATCTATACCTTGATAACTAACAAAAACAATTAATCCATTTATTGTCAATGATATATAATCAGATATATATAGATTGTATAAATTATTTGATGAATCTGTATATTTACATATTTCACTTTTCATAATTATATTCAAATTTTAAATTTCCAGAATTATATATTCTATATATTTTTCTTTCTATCATTATTTCATGTTCTGATTTGGTTGGATCAAATCCTTCTTTAATTAAAATGTCTTTTCTAAATCCAAATCTATATTTTTTAATACCATTAACTACATAATAGTAGTTAGGTTCTGTTATATGTCGTAATTTAAATTTAAGTTTTTTATATAAATCACCATTACTATAACTTCTATCTGCATATGATATAATTTTCTTAGGTTTATAGTTTTTAACAAAATAGTTAAATAGTTTAGATCCACCACCAATAACATTTGTGTTTAATTTATTACAAAATCTTAACATCTCATATTCATCATTTTTAGATATACTATTCATAGATTTCCTCAATTTACCAAATGTCATTAAGCTAACTAATTCATAATTATAAAATAAACCTATTTTATGTTTTGAACCAACAAAACCTTGAATATGGTTTTCATCTAAAAATTGTTTAATCAATTCATTATTATTTATTTCTTTAATTTCACATTTTCTTGCAAATATTTTATTAGGTGATATATTTAATTTATTGATTATCATAGATTTAATTATTTCTTGTTTATAAACCCAATCATCTTCATAAATATGTATTAACTGAATCCCGTTTTTTATACATAAGTCTGTTTTGTTTTTATGATAATTTTTATCACAATATAATTCATTGTGCCAATATACACCATTAAATTCGAATGCTAATTTTAAATCTGGTAAATAAATATCTAATTCATATGGGTTTATTATTTTTCTGTCATTTTCTATTACTGTCCCACTATAATTTTCTTTAATGAAATTTAATAACATTAATTCTTTATCTGATGTATGTGTTCCAATAGGATTACAAATTACACATGGTGTAGATTTATTAATTAATCTATTCTGTAATAAAAAACTACTTATTATAAATTTATTTTGACAATTATCACATATTATAGTATAATATGGTTTGTTGTATTTTACTATTTTAATTTTGTAATTTTTTTCGTATAATTTTATATTTTTTAAATATAAAGATTGTGATAAATTTTTAGATATTTTTTCTCTTATATCTTTGTTTTTAGATACATTTTCAACTCCATATCTTTCTAAAATTGTATTAATTAATTTTATTTTTATATTTTTAGAATGCATTGGATGATCAACACCATACTTATCATTTAGTGTTTTCTTAATTTTATCTTTAATATTATCATTTAAAAGAGGTGTTTTATAACCATATTTTTCTAAATTTGTATTTTCTTTTTTTTCATTAATTATAGGTGATGATAAACCATATTCATATCCATATTTTTCTAAATTAGTACTAATTAACTTTTGCTTTATTTCTTCTGAATACATTGGATGTTCAACACCATATTTATTAATTAATGTTTTTTTAGTTTTTTCTTTTATTTCTTCTAATTGAAAAACATTATCAACACCATATTTATTTTGTAATCTTTCTTTACATTTATTATTTGCACATTTTTTGCTACAACAATAATCTTCCTTTAATCCGTTAGTGTTTTTATAGTAGTTGTGATATGATGTTTTTTTAATTTTATCACATACGTCACATTTAACATCTATTTTATAATGACTACTATGTGGTAAATCTGTTATTTTAACAATAGAATTATCAGTTGAAACATCATATCCAATTGATTTATAATAATTCTTTAATTTTCTATTGTTTACAGTTATATACTCACCTATTATCATAATTTAACCTTTAACTCATTTACAGGGAATCCTTGTTTTTGATAAATTTTATCTCTTCTACTTATATATTGATTATATAATATGTTATTATACTTTTTTGATAATTTATCTGTAATATCAAATACTACCAATTTACTCTTATCTTTATGTAATCTTAACCCTCTACCAATTGACTGTCTAATTAATTTATCAGATTTAAAACTATCTGCAAAAACAATATTAAAAATAGACTTTATATTGATACCCGTGGAAAAAGTTCCAAAAGATGCAACAAGTATCTTAGGTTTATCATCATTTATTTCCATTAATTTTTTAATAGTTTCTCTTTTTTCCTTTATTGTTGTACCGTCAACATAATATAAATTTTTATTAATACAGTTATCTCTTAAATATTCATATAACATTTTACCATATTCTATATTGTGGAATAATATTAATGAGTTGCTATTAAATCTATCTGACAATTTTTTAAAAAATAATTTTCTTCTTAATGATTTTTGAACAAATTCTTTTTCTAGTAAGTATGCTCTTTTACCATCACCTCTTTTTTTAATCATGTATACATTTTCGGCAAACTCATTTTCATTATGTTCTAGAATTATAGTATTTATTTTAACATGTGATACAAGCCCCTTATCCATTAATTCTTTTGCTTTAACTGTTATTAATTTTGGACCCATTAATGATTGTATTGTTAAATATTCTGCTGTGTTGTTTTCGGGATATGTACCTGATAAACCTAATCTATATTTGGCAAAACCAAAGGTTTTAGATAATATAGTATCCAAACTTTTACTTTTTGCTATATGACAATTACTAACGCAAATATTATTAGCAAAATAATTATTATTTATATTATTACCATCTTTTATTCTAAGATTATAAACATCTCCTTTATAATCTATTTTTTTAATTGATTTTATTTTCATTTGTCCATTTGAATTTTAAATTACCTGTATTATAAATCTGATAAATTTTTCTTTCTAACATTATTTCATGTTCGGTTTTATTTGGATCATACCCTTGTTTAATCAAAATATTTTTTCTATATTTATATCTATATTCTCTTTTATTGTTTATTACATAATAATAATTTGGTCTTGTTATTGATATTAAATTAAAATTTAATATTTTATATAAATTACCATTTGAATAATCTCTATTTGCATAAGATATAATATATGATGGGTTATATTTAGTTATAAAATATTTAAATAATTTATTGGCTCCTCCTATAACGTTTGTATTCAATTTATTACAAAATCTGATCATTTCGTATTCATCGGTATTTTTTGATTTTGAATTCATTGGTTTTCTTAATTTACCAAAAGTCATTAAACTTATTAATTCGTGTTTATAATATAATCCAATATTAATATTGGAATTTGTATAACCTTGTAAATGATTAATATTTAAAAAGTTTCTAATTAATTTAATATCTTTTATTTCTTTTACTTCACATTTCCTTGCAAAAATTCTATTTGGTGTTCTATTTAATTTATTTAGAATCATTGATTTAATTATATCATTTTTATAAATCCAGTCATCTTCATAAATATGTATTAATTGAATTCCTTTTTTTAAAAAAGTTTCGGTTTTATCTTTATGATAATTATTTGGTTTGTTTAATTCATTATGCCAGTAAACACCGTTAAATTCAAATGCTAAATTTAATTCAGGTAAATAAATATCCAATTCGTATTTTTTAATCAATTTAATATTTGTTTTAATTATACCTTTATAATTTTCTTTAATAAAATTCAATAATTCTTTTTCTTCATTTGATGTAGAAAAACTTCCAATTGGATTACATAAAATACATATATCTAAATTTTTTCTTAAATATCTATCCCTAAATAAACCAAAATTAATTGAATAATTTTCATTACATTTATCACAATATAATGTTACTAATTGATTTTTATGATCTATTTTTAAAAAATTAACATCATTATACTTATTTTTAAAATTATTAACCAATGTTTTAAAATATTTTTCTTTATTTATTCCATTTTTACTTCCATATAATTTTAAATTTGTATCTTTAGTTTTTTGTTTTATTTCATCATTTTGTGCAGGATGAACACAACCATATTTTAATAAATTTGTATTTTGTCTTTTTTGTACTATTTTTTCTTTATTATTATTAAAATAATCAATCATTTTTATTCTATTTTCTTCAGTAGATAGATATGAATTTTTTCCATATTTTAATAAATTCGTTTTTTTGATTTTATCTTTTATTTGATCATTTTGAGCAGGATATTCACACCCATATTTTAATATACTGGTTTGTTTTGCTTTTTCTCTAATAGATTCTACATTATATAATATATCAGTTCCATATTTTTGTATAAATGTATTTTTACATTTAGAAACTGAACATTTATTGGAACATGAATAATACCCACCATTATTAAAATTTTTCATATATTTAAAATATGGTATTGTTTTTTGTTTATGACACATATCACACTCTACTCTTATTTTAACATGACTATTCTTTGGTAGATCATTTACATTTATAGTTATTTCATCCTGTTCATTGAAAACATATCCTTTATCAATATAATGTTTATATGTTTTGGGTGATTTTTTAATAACTATGGTTGAATCTAATATCATAATTTCTACTATATTTATATCTATATATTAATTATATCATCATTTATATCTAACTCGTCAACTCTTTTCCAAATTCCGCTTTTTAATAACACTTTATGATTACCGGTTATAAATACACTATTACCATTTTCTAACTCAATTTCATACATTTCTTCTGATTTAGATAAATTTTTATAAACAAAATCAACTTCTTTAATTTCTTTTTCTTTTGTTATTTCATTAAATGTCCAAACACTATCACCATTTTTAATATCTTTTATTTTTTTCTTTCCCCCATTAGACATTTCTATTAATGTGTCAGGATGTAAACATTCATCTGTTATAACCACATCAAATTGTTGCATAAAATTTGTTGGGTAATTAATTAAACTTTGATATGTGCCAATATAAACATTAGGGGATATACCATCTCTAACTTTTCTTGGTTTATCAGAAAATATCTCTTCTACTCTTAAATCAAATGGTTCTTTTTGTTCCTTATTATAACCTAAATTATAATCAATAATATCGTCATAAAACTGAGTTACCAAACTCATTTGAGGGACGATAAGTAAGAATTTATAATCAGGATTGATATATTTAAGAATGTAAAACATAAATGTTGCAAAAATCAAAGATTTCCCACCTGCTGTAGCAACCTCTATTATACCATATTTATATTTTAACATATTAAATACTGCATCTGTTTGGTGTTCATAGGGTATAAAATATCCTTCTGGGTTATTTTCAGTTGGTTTTACTCTATAATCTTTAAAATATTCACTACAAAAATTTACTATATCTTCTTTTTTAATATTAAAATCAAATGGAAATTGTGATTTATCTACATCAAATTTATATCCGTGTTCTTTACAACACTTATATATTTCTTTCCATAGACCATACCTCATTATACCATTTTTAAAGTGATCTATGCTACCATCCCATAATCCCATCTTATGTCTTTTTTTGAAAAAATAATTATCTACTTTTCTAGTAAGATGTAATTTTAATTGGTGATACTCCTCTCTACTTGAATCTTTAAGAATTATTTTACTTTTATCGTCAGTTATTATTAATTTCATTTATTAATTTCATTTATTAATTTTCTTATAAATCTATTATTAAATAACAATAAATTATCCATTTTTGTAATTTATACCATCTATATATTTTAATATAAAATGGTTCATTATTCATTTTTTTTAATAAATTTTCTATTATTTTACTATGATAAATCATACTTACAAACCTAATGCATTCATTAATTCAATTCTATTCTTAACTGCATAATTCAATGATTCTAAGTTAGAAACCGTGTCTCTTAAAAATTGAATATGTATTTCTAGTAATTCACTTCTTTGTCTTATTCTTGCTATATCAGATTCTACTAATGACTTTTTAGCAGTATCATTTTTAACATTTAATTGATATTTTGTAGAATAAAATTCGTATCTTTGTTTTATTAGTTCTTTTATTTGTGTATTGTTTTTAGATAATAATAATGCATAAGATTTTACTTCTTCTGATGCTATCTGATTATAACTGATTATTTCTGCTTGGTGTTCTATTATTTTTTTAATATCACCATAAATGTTTTTTGTTTGTTGGTTTACAATTTTTGTCCAATTTTTGGATTCGTTATTTAATTTATTTTCTAATGTTTTTGTATCCTCTATAAATGTATTTAGTTTTTCTTCATTATTAGCCATTTTTAATTTTTATTTTTTATAGATAGTTTTATATCTTAATAAAGTTTATATCGAAATAATAATCAAATTTATATTCTGATGATTTTTTAATTTGTTTATAGTTAATATCTAATGATGTTCCATTATCAAATAAATTAATATTTTTAACTATATTTTTTTCATCTTTAACATTTTTATCAAATAATGGATTAAATTGTATTAAAGGATTAATATCAATATCACCTTCTGATAAAGATATGTATTTAACATACAAATCAATACTATCTGTTTTATATCTATTTAATATATTAGTTCTTATATAACTTCTAATATAATTATTTATATTTTCACTTAATACATCAGTATATTTTATACATTTAAATGTTCTAGATTCTTTTATTCTATAAAATAAATAATCCATTAAAATATTTTCATAATTTATGTTTAATAACCATTTTGTACTATTTTCCATATCTATATCACTTTGTGGTAATAAATTGATATTGTGGTGTTCTAGTTTAATATTAAATAAGTCTATTAAATATATTTTTTCTAATAAATCAATATCGTTATAATATTGATAACCATTATTATTTGGATTCGACATATTATACACTTCACTATATTGTATAGTACTTTCATCTATTTTAATAGAGTCTTCGATTTCCATCATTTTTGATCCAAAAAATGATCTCATTTCATGATGTGATTTCGTACCATGTGTATTTTCTGTTTTAAATCTCGTTATTATTAAATCATTTTTCATATTTTATTATTTTTTATTTTAAAAATCACCTCGGTAAGTAACTAATTACAATATACATAACCATTCAATCCATTTATTGATTACCAGATTTAGGTAATTGATGAGAACCATATCTAATAATAATACTGTAATTTTTATTGGTATTAACATTTACATTTATATAATTATTCGAACCCGCACCAAAAATAACCTGTCCATTATTATTGTAACTAACAGATAGACCAGATATTGCTCTACTACTGGTAGAAATATAAGTTATTATTTGTGCATTAGTTGTTCCATCAAGTATTTCTACATCAATAGAAATCCTATCAACAGTATTAGTATTACTTCTTTCAGCTGCTTGTATATTAATAGTATTACCTTTATTTAAAGTTTTAGAAAACGTGTTATCTTCTGAATAAGGTCCAAGATTAAAACTTATCATTTCTACATATGACGTAATATTTAATTCTATATAATCTTGTTGTGGTGGTTCATCCACTGTAAGTCTAAAATTTTCAGTGCGTTCAATCTCGGATCCATTATCATAAAGAAGTTTATAATGTAATGTATAATTTGTGTTAACAAGTATTGGTTGAAAACCTATAATTGTATATGCTCCTTCACCGTCATATCCATTTGGAGCAATGTCTCCATCAGTATACCAATTAAAACCCAAACCAGAAGAAAATGTTCCACTTTGAATATTACCATGTGTATAATAATATTCCATTCCATTCAATCTTCTATTCATATCATCTTCATTATTCAGTCCTGTTATTTTAATAACGAAATTAACATTGTTAAGACCATATATTGTATTAACAACTGACATACTTAAAGGTAAGGTACTAGTATATTTTATATTAATTTCTTTAATTTTTTCTATTTTATAAATAGATTCGATATCTGAAACATCATATGAATGATATAGATAAAATTTAAGTTTTGCACTAGTATTAATATGTCCAGTATGTTGTAAATTTTTAATTTTTATGTTATAAGATACTTCTTTGTAAAAATCAGAATTAGGTATATCACCCAATACACCTGGTTTACCTGGATAATTACCACTAAATTCCTTACCTATAACAGCTTGTCCAATTATTGGAGCAGAAGTTGTGGTAAGATTAATAACATCAATTTTATGTTCTGTGCCGTTTAATACTAATCTACCTGCAATTTTAAATGATGATGATATTAAATTTTTACCTTCTTCTCCTTTTACATTTGCAGTTATATTATATTCTCTGTCACCATATATTGTATTATTTTCAGTTATACCCACAATATCAAAAGTTTCATAATGTATTAAATCATTATAAACCATAAATTTAATATCATCAAATTCATTATTTATAGCAGTATCACCGGTTAAAACATCACCATTACTATCTATTTCTTGACAAGTTACTTTAAGATTATATAATGTTGATCTTTCTAAAATTCCACTATCTGATTCATTATGATTTGTTATTTCACTTGGTCTATTCATTTCTAATGTAATCGATTCTACTGCACCATATGTAACACTATTGATAGTTGTCCCTGTTGATATATTAGTATTATCAATTTTTGATGTTATTTTTAAATTTTTAACTAATGTTGATAGATTTTTAACATTGACTTTTAATTTTAGTTTATTTGATGGGTTGTTTTTACCATACCCAAATATATATATCATATTACCATAAGTGATAGTTTGTATATGTAAATGTGTATTGTATGTTATTGTTACACCATTGCCATTTAAATTACCTTTAAATCCATGTTCATAATTTGACAATTCGCCTTCTAACCATGCACTAAGTTGTACATCATTTATAAAATCAGGTTGGAATCCTTTAATTAACACAAAATCAGATAACATAGTGTGTTCATTTAGGGTTCTAATAAAAAATTCACTATCCCATGTTGATAGAAATATCATTCTTTTTGTTTGAGATAAACCTATTTCATCAGTAATTGGGTATATGCTTCTATCAGTTGATATATCTTTAAGTTTTAAATAATTGCCATTTTCATTTACCTTAGAGTACATTAATTCATCTATACAACCAAAATTTGTTAATGATGTATCAAATTTATAATTTGTGTCAAATGTTATATTATTTTCATTTATATTATTATAATATACTGAATTAAATACTTCTATATTTTTAAATATAGGTTCATAATAACCTATAAATCTTTTTATTTCATTAGTGTTTGATACTTTTTCACCATGTTTAATATTACCATACACATCATCTTTTTGGTTTATTTCAATAAATCTAGCCATTGGTTCATTTATTAAAGACTGACTTAATGGCATTTTATTATTATAAACTAAATATTTATCATATATATTATAACTTGGACCTTTTATCGGATACACTTTATATGAATTTTTTTTAAGTTTAATAATATCTGGTGAATTTAAAGACAATAAAAAAGGAGGATATTTTTTATTCCAATTTTCTAATAAATCAAAATTTGAATTTTCTAAATTTTTAAAATTACAAGATAGTAACCCATTACTATTTGTTATCATATGATATGTAATATTTTGATCAAAATTTGATTCATCATTTAAATTATTCATAGATGATATATAATTAAATGCCGTTATTAAATCAGGATCATATCTCTTATACCCATCTACATTCGATGGTAGAATGTTAAACCCGTTTAATGTTTCTCCAAAATATAACCCATGATTCTCCCCAAAAATATCAATGTTATTTAATGTCATCCACTCTTTATTTATTGGTATATTTACATTTATAATTATTAAAATATTTTTATATTTTTCATTTAAAAAAACATGAATACCATTTTTATCCTCATTTAATATATTTAGTGAAGTTGATACTGCATTTTTTTTGATATTACCTATTTTTGTACCATTAATATATTCATTATTTTGATAATCAAATTCAAATTCTGTGTAATTATCACTTAATATGACAGATAATTTATAATTATTATATTTTTCTCCGCCTTTTACTAAAATTTTTTTAATTTCTTTGTTATTTGTTGTTTTTATAATATCATCAACCGAATATAGATTATATTCTATTCCTTTAAACAATGATGATGATGGTACATCACTATCACCATTATTAAAAGTAGAATATTTAAGGTATTTTTTACTGTATATAATTCCCTTATATTCATAATTCATTTTATTATTAAAAAAATATTCAAAATAATCATAATTATTACTTATATAGTTATCTAGGTTGAATCTTATGCTGTCAGTTGACAGTAAATTAGTTTGTATATTTGTTGTTTGATTATAATAAAAAACGTCATTTTTAACCATTATTCCATTTTCTTCTCTATTTTTATAAAAATTACCTATTCTATAAAAATAATCGTGTGTTTTGTCATCTATACTTGAATATTCTAAGTCAGTATTTGTTGTTCTATTATAAACACCACCTATATTTATATTATTATTTATTTTATATTGGTAATCACAATGACTAATTGATCCATCATATCCCCATTTACATATAGTTTGATTTTTTTTCCAAATATCATTTAAATTATTATCATTTATTTCAAATAATTCATCACCTGATATATATTCAGATGATATAATCATTTTATTAAATTGTCCATTCTTAAATACATCATGTTCTTTTTTTCTTCTTGGGTTACTGTAATCCCTGTATTCATTTGAATATAATTTAATTTCTGGTGTATATTTATACGTTGTTTTTTCATAATCAAAATCAGAATATTTGGTATTTATTCTATCAAAATCAAAATCTTTTATATCGCTAAATTTAACACGGTATATAGGGTAAATAATTGGTTTTTCATTTATACCATTTTGTATTTTTTTAATAATTTCCTTTTGTCCACCCTTCCAATATTTTAATTCTAGTTCATTTGATACAATTGCGTAATCTGTATCTATATAATATATATGGTTATATATACCATTAATTAGTGTTTTATCACTTCTTAATACATGATAAATACCATCTATTTCAATTAAATACAAATCTGCATACATATAATCGACATTATTATTATCGTCGACATATTCATCTATATTTAAATTAGATATATTTATAATATTTTTACCATTTATATAATTTATTGTACAACTATTTGATGATAATTCTTCCATATCAGTTGTATTTATTATAACATCAGATATTATTTTATAATTACCATTGTTTAATTTTTTAACTTTATATATGTTATTCTTATATTTAATCCACCCTTCTGTTTTCCTATTATCTCTAAATGGATTAGTAGGAATTTCGCCAAAAACAAATATATTATTTTTAATAGACATATTTGGTTCATTCCTAAGTGTATCTAATTTAAATGATGTAATTGTATCTATTAAATCTAATTTATCCGCATAAAACCCATAATATCTATTGATCGAATATTTTTTTAATTTGTCCGGATCTGCTGGTTCATCATCAAATAAAAATTTTAAATTTAAGATATACGGGTATATAATACCATTTTTTTCAAACCCCTTAGTTATAAATTCTTCTAAATCAAAATGTAAATTTTCTTGATATAATTTATCATCTAGCATTAAATCAGATGATGTGTATATACCATTATCATAACTCATACCTGCCCATTTTGAATAATTATATTTCTTAGTATCAAAAAATAATGAAAAATCAGGAAATCTATCATTATTATTGATGTTATTATCAAAAAAAATACCAATACTATTATTATTTGATAAATCAAATACTTTAACACATCTCCATTTATCTATTATTTCTTTTTTAAAATTATCACCTTTTAAATGACCAGATTCGTAATTATCTCCCTTTATATCATATATCATTGGATCATCTACTCTTAATATTATAAAATTATTAGGTAATTTATTTTTTTTTATATAAAGTGGGGCAAAATATTCAAATTCTTCTTTATACCAATTATCTTCAATATTTTTTGCACCCGCAAAATACATATCATCAAATTGATTATTATATGAATTATACATTATATCAACATCGCTTTCATCAATCGGCGAAAATGATATATTTTTTGGTAATTTATCATAAAATTTAGGAAGTTCATTTTCTAATAGTGCACTGTCATTTAATAAATAATGTTTATATTTTTCATTACTTAAATCTTTACTAGAATTAAAACTTTCTAAATATAATTTATAATTACTATCAACTACAATTTTATAATTTGTAGTTAGTCTACAATTTGTACGAATTAACTGAAAACTATTTATCATATTTATTATCTAGTATTTTTAGGTTTTATATTGAATTTTAATTCAAAGTCAAAATTAGTATTAATTGATGATGGGTTTAATCTAACTCTTAATTTTTTATTATGTTCAATATTTGATGTATTTATAGATTGATAACCATTATTGGTACCAACATTAACATTTCTAATATTATATACATTATCATTATTTGTTATGAATTTCCAATAAATATTAATTGGTATTATAATATAATCATTAGAGTTTAATGTTTTATAGTTTGTTCCGATGTTTTCTTTGGATATTAAGTCATCTATTGAATCTACAACTGGACAAATTAATGTTGCAAATTTACCGACTTCTCCAGAATTACTAGTTATCCAATTAGAATCCTTAAATACATTAAATCCAAGTGAATTAAAATTACCTGATCTATTTTTATTAATATAATTTCCACTAAGTCCTGGCTGTAATTTAGGATCAGTTACCGTACTATAGATATTATCATTTGGTTGATTATGTAATGTTGTTCCTGAATATAATTGTTCACCTGATGAATTATCACAAAAATAAACATATTGATATGGTTCTTGTACAACAAAATCATTATCTTTGTCAACTAAACATGGTAAATTATCAAAATCGGTTCTTATACTAGTATCACCAGTATATGATTCCCTTACTAAAAATGTTAATTGTCCATTTGCTATATTTTCAAATTTTAAATAACAATCACTAATAATATATACATTATTTTCATATATATTCTTTGATATTTCTTTTGCATAATTTTGACAAGAGAAATCTAAATTTATGGTTGAGTTATTATCGATAATAATTTCTTCAATACCATTGAATACGGATACCTTAAGTCTACCTTTAGCAGAATATACAATATCTTCCAATGATTTAATTTTATCTGTAAGATACCCTAAATATTCTTTAAGTGTAAATGATTCACCTGTTTCATTTTTATAATTTGTTTGTATATCATCATCTTGATGAGCAATAAATTTATCATTCATTGTAAATGAATCTCTGATATGTCTATTTATTCCTTTTGATTCTAATGTTTGTTCAAATTGTATTAATAAATTATCTTGTTCTGCCTCTTTTAATATAAAATCGTTAGAATCTAATATATCATTCAAATCATCAGGAAATGTTTTAACAATTGTGTTTGACCAATCACTTTTAGTATCTGGATAACTAGCTTCCGATATAGATAATATCCTTATTTCAATTTTTTCACCTTGTTGGATTGGTATATCTAATTGATTAATATTTGGTGTATCTGCATCAGATATATCTTCAACTACCCATTCCCATTCTTGTACTTTTTCATTAAATACCCTTTTTCTTCTATCTGTATCAAGTGATATCCAATTCGAAAAATATCCAGTTTTTTTATTATCTGCACTATTAATAATAAATCCATCTGTCTGATTTTCAGTTCCTTCTTTGGAAGAATATCTATATTGTATAATAAATTGAACTACTTGTTGTGGTTTATAACCAGGTTGTGTTTTTGGTTCAGGTATATCCCAGAATCCTCTAAGTCTAAATTTTGGTTCTGATTTAGTTATTGTGTCTTTTTGACTTTTTATTTGTGTTGTTACAGAATATAATAATTTAGATAAAGATTCCTGTTCTTTTATCAATTTAGATAATTCATTTTGTGATGTGTTTTTTTCAGCAACAGATTGATATTTTTTTACAGATAATTCTTTATTTTTTTGTGTTATTGCGATATTTACCTGATCTAATTTAGTTTTTATTTTATTTTTTTCTGAATTAAGATCTTTTATTTTTTTACTATCTATATTATCAGTTAAATGTTTATTTATTTGAACAACTTTAAAATTATCTGCTACTAAAACAGGTGCATCTGGTTTTAATGCATATTTACTAGGTATATTACGATTTATTAAATCTTTTAATAACTCACCATAATCATTGACAGTATTTAAATAATATTGTGACATTGATATATTACTATCACTTGATAATACTAAATCGTTAGTATATAATCCTGTTCCTTTTGACCAACCACTACCTTTAATATTATTTTTACTATTGGTCGGTTTCATAAATATTACAACATATTCATCGAACCCTACATTTATACTTACTGTTTTTCTAACATCTACGCTACCATAAATTTTCAACATATTATTACCAGTTGGTATTGGATCATATCCTTCAATTCTATTTAATCTAACTCTAAAATCAGACGAAGATGTACTTGTTTCTAAAATTTCCCATCTAGTTACGGAATCTCTTCTATTTAATACTAATTCATTTCCTTTATTTAATACTTTTTCCTCATTATTTTTTGATGTGTATGTAAATGGATATATATGAAACCATAACTTATTATTTATAGAATCTATTTCTTGTCTTAATACTGAAAAAACACCATGATCTGAAACTTCTTGATAATCAAATGTATAATGCTGTTCATCATATTTTAATTCATCATATAATAATCCATTATTTGTTGGGTTATTATACCAATCAGTAAAATCTTTCATTGGTATATCATTATTATTAATGAATCTATCAGTGAATTCACTTTTTGATAATAAACCTTCTTCTGTTAATGATCCATCGTCATTTGTTTTAAATTTAACAATATATCTCCTTGATATTACACCATCTACATCATTATCAACTTTATTAGTTAAATCGAATTGTATAGATATCATAGGATCCATTAATGATTCAAAGAACCAATTATTTGTAGCTTTAAAATTTTTAACGTTATCTAGTTTTTCTATATTATTTGGTTCTCTATTTAAATCAGATAAGTATATTTTTTTTGTTGATTTACCATCTATAACGTGTACATTATTATCATTTAATCCTGATAGTCTTTTAATATTATTATTAATAGATTCGATATCACTTTTTAATTTACCAACTGTTGGTAATGCATAATTTGTTTCGTTTCCTTGTTCATCTAATTGACTAACACTTATAGTAGAATCTTGTGACGATACAATATCACTTATTTTTGTTAAAAATTCAACTGAATTTCTATTTAATAAACTAATTTGTTCTGCAATAGTTATAAAACTATTTTTTTGTGATCTTGACATATTATCAATATTTATTTTTAATTTTATATGTTATATATTAAAAATTAATGGTTATTCTAATGTAAAATAAAATATTTCTGTACCTTTATTATGTTTATATCTTAAAACCCAATTATATTTTATTGGTATTCGTTTAAATATATTACCTTTAACTATATTATTTAAATAATTATAATTTATAATATCACTATCTAATGATTCTATAACAATAGATATCTTATTATCTATTATAGATGTATAAATAGATACATCTTCGTATAGTTGTAAATGTTCAGTAAATATATTTTTATAATATTGTATTGTTTTTAATCTCGATAATATTTTATCAAATACTTTATTTATATCTATTTCTTTATCAGTCGGTTCTATTATATATGATATTTTATTGAAATCTGTTGTTTTATATTTAAAGTTACCTATATTTATTCTTTTATTATCTAATATGTAACCTATATTAATATTAGAATCTTTATCTATTCCTAAATAAAATGATATTTCATCAGTATTATAAAGATTAATTGATGATACTACACTATTTAATATTTTACTAAATTTAAATTCATGTTCAACTAATCTTTTGTCAATTTTTGATGTTTCTAAAAATAAATTATAATTTTTATCATTTAAAGAATTAGATAACCCTTTTATATATCTAGTGTTTAAAATAAATTTTATATTTAAATTGTTAATTCTATTTATAAAATTGTAAAATAAACTAGATGGTATTTTACTATTTAATGATTCATTAATTTCTTCAATATTGTTTTTCCCTTTAAAGAAATTAATCTTTATTTTATCGTAATATTTATTTAATAAATTATTTGCACAATCTTCTTTAGATATACCATCATTATAATACTTATCTATTTCTTTATCAATATTATTATTAAATATCTTATCGACAAATATAGTAGCATTATCTTCTGATATATTTTTCTTATTAATTAATATATCAATCATTTCTATTCTCACTTTTTCAATAAAATTTTTCAAAAGTATTGAATAATTATCACCTTTATTAGTAATATTAAAGTCTTTGAATGATATTTTAATTGAATTAGTTCTATATGGTCTATAAAAGAAATTATTGAAATAATCAGCCATTTAAATATCTATTTTTAGGTATATATAAAATAAAAAAGGTGAATTTTTAGATTCACCTTTTTAATTATTAATTAATATTTTTATTTATTTGAATATTTATTTTTCAAAAATTCACCAAAACCTCTATCATTTTTAATACGTTTAAAATTTTCACCATCAGTTGAAAAATTGATTATTTTTACTTTATTTTTACTTGATAATTGACCGAATTTAGTATACCCAAATGTAGTATACCCAAATTCAATATCATCATATATATAAATACCATCTTTTTTATCAAATTTAGATTCATCAAAATCTTTTTTAATATCTGATATGATATTATCATATATTTCTTGATTTTTTTTGTAACTTTTGGATAAAAATTCCTTATGTTTACTTACTAAAAATTCTGCAAGAATCTTACCTCTATCAATAAACTTATTATACCATATTCCATTTATACTAAATGAAGTTAAATTTTTTACTGGATATATTAAAAATTCAATCTCATCACCGTCTAATTGGTAAATATAATTTTGACTTTTATTATCATAAATAAGATTATTATGATTAAAATTATCCATTATTTCTGTGGCAATAGTATCAAATATTTCTTGATCATTCATTGATTTTTCTTCATTTTGAATGGTATCTGTGGTATTTTTTCTTTTAAAAATACCTTCATTTAAAAAAGATTCATAATTTTTAATATTCTTCATAGTTTTATTTTTTTATATTTTTATTTTATTTATATATTTAATTTAAAATATGATTTTTAATTAAATTCTTCAAATTTTAAAATTGTTCTATCGGAAAACATTTCTATTTTATAATTCTTATTCTCTTTAACTGGTATCATCTTAAACAATTGTTCTTTTGTTATTTCCACACCATTTTCATCAACAGGTACGACATTCCATACATATTCATCGATTTCACCATTATCTGTATTAATAGTCAATTTAGCAGTAATTGGCTTACCAGATATTCTCACTACTTCTCCCCAATTATTATCATCTTTAATTTTAACAAAATCACCAATTTCATAGAATATATTAAATGTTTCGTCATTATAAATTTTTATTTTCATATTATTAATATTATTTTTATTATTTATATATTAAAATTTGTTTTCCATTTTTTATCAACTACATACCAATGAATTTCAATTAACTTATTTCTATATTTAACTACCATTTCAGTCCAATCTTCATCGTCATTCCAATATGGCAATAATATAATATCACAATCTATATATCTATCCGTATTTAATATATTTACTCTTATTTTATCACCGATATTATAATTAAATTTATTTATATATTTTTTAATTTTAGTATCCTTATTTTTTAGTAAGGTGGAAATACCTTCATTTACAAACATTTCAAAACTTTTTAAAAACATCATAATTTATTATTTTTTTATTTAAACATTTAACAATACTATTTATATATTATATAAAAATATTCATTTAATGTACGATAATAAAATTTACCACCCATTAAAATACGAACCGAGAGAAATACAAAAATCAGCTTTAGAATTCACAAAATATCATATAAATAGAGGTAAAAAATTTATATTAATAAATGCACCAACAGGTATAGGAAAATCATTTTTTTCAGTGATGTTTATGAATTGGTATTTAAATTATATAAATGATGATGCTAGATTTGATATACTCACAAATAGTAAAATACTACAAAATCAATATGTTAACGAATTTCCATTTATTAAAAGTTTAAAGGGAAAAAATAGTTATCATTGCGATACATATAATTGTTCATGTGCAGAAGGAAAGGAATTTAATAAAGCATTAAAAAAGAAATGTAGTAATTGTCCATATGATAAAGCTTTGTTAGATTGGAAAGAAACTAATACTGCAATGACAAATTTTCATTTATTTAATACTATTCATCTATTTTTAGATAGAGTAGTTGAGGAAAAAAAAAATAATGTACTTATAATAGATGAAGCAGATACATTTGAATCAGTATTATGTGATTATATATCAATGAAAATATCATATAGGAGTTTAAAGTTATATGGATTTAATGAAGTTACTATATCACAAATATATAGAGAAATTTCAAAGGTTAAGAATATTTTTCAATATATAGATTTTGTTGAAAATTATTTTTTAAAAATATTAGAAAATTTATCTGATAGTCTAACTAATAAATTAGGAAATCCATCTATTATACAATCAGAAAAAGTTAAAATTGTCAAAAATTTAACAAATTTAAAAGGTGGCATTGAATCATATAATTCATTTATTAATGATATAAAAGAAACAGAAGGAAATATTAATAATTGGACTATAGATATAAGTGTAGAAGATACTAAAATATTCCCAAAAAGTTATACAATACAACCAGTGTGGTCACATAATTATTTAAATAAAATAATATGGAACCATTATGACCATGTAATATTTATGTCTGGTACTATATTAGATAAAGATATGTTTGCTTATATGAATGGATTAGATACTAAGTTATGTTCATATTACAGTGTCGATTCTCCATTTGATATTAAAAATAGACCAATATATTATATTAAAGTTGGTAAAATGACATTTAACGAAAAGGAAAAAACATGGGAAAAACAAAAAAATGTTATAGATAAAATAATCAAAAAAAATAAAAATAATAAAGGGATTATTCATACATCAAATTATGAATTATCTAAATGGTTACAAGAATATTATAAAGATAATGATAGATTTATATTTCATGATTCCGATACTAGAGATCAAGCACTACATAAACATATACTATCTGATAAACCAACCATATTAGTTAGTCCATCTATGATGTCTGGAGTGGATTTAAAAGATGATTTATCGAGATTTCAAATCATTATGAAAATACCCTACCCAAATATATCAAGTAATAAAATTAAAAAAAGACAAAAAGATAACAAAGATTGGTATTCTTGGAAAACAGTAGCAGATATTATACAATGTTATGGCAGATCAATAAGAAGTGAAGATGATTTTGCAGAAACATATATTATAGATGAATCATTCTCTAATATATTAAGATATAATTATAAATTTTTACCTAATTGGTTTACTGATGCTATAAAAATATTAAAATAAAAAAAAATGGATATTATAAAAGTAATATCCATTTTTTTATGAAATTATATATTAATTTAAGAATATATTTAAAAATAAAAAGTCTGATATAAATATCAGACTTTTTTATGATTTGTTTTTTATTCACATTTTGATGTACCACAATCCAAACAAGTCATACAACCTTCTTTAAAAACAATTCTTTCTGATTGACAATTATCACAAACTTGCCCTTTTACCATTGTTCCTTCTTTTATATATTTCTTAATAATTCTTTTTATACCTTGTTTCCAAGATGTAATAACATCATCACTATCAAATATTAATTTATCCATAATTTGTAAAACATTTGGTAATGGCATACCGTGTCTAAGTATAGCAGATATTAATCTACCTGTATTCCAAAATTCTCTATTAAATGCTCTTGATAAACCTCTAAATTCTTGTTTATAACCATCCTTATCAATATAAACAAAATCATATCTTGTGTGTCCATCTTGTTCAGCACCTCTTACTTTAATAATTTCACCTTTAGTTATATTATTAGGTATATTTACTGATTCTAATAACCCTGTAAAAATTTCATATGGTCTATTATCATACAATCCCATAAAACCAATCCATTTTTCACCTTTATTTTGGAATCTATATACGTCACATGGTAATGATTCAGGTCTTTTTGGTGCATTATTTTCTTGAAAAATATTTGATTTTTTGTTATCAGATTTAGTTACTAAAACACCACTTCTTGAACCATCTCTATAAACTGTTATTCCTTTACACCCAGATTCCCATCCTGTTTGATAAACTTCTGATACAAGTTCTTCAGTTACATCAGATGGTAAATTAATAGTAACTGATATTGAATGATCTACCCATTTTTGTATCTTTCCTTGCATTTTTACCTTTTCTACCCAATTTACATCATTAGATGTTGCTTTATAATATGGTGATTTTTTTATTATTTCATCTAGTTCTGATTGCTTCATTGTTTCAAGTTTAGATGTGTCATATCCATTTATATCTGCCCATACTTTAAATTTATGATGGAATACATTATATTCTTCCCAGTGATCACCAACTTCATCAACAAATGCTGATTTAGTATTTTTATCATTTGGATTTATTTTTCTTCTTCTAGTATATGATGGTAAAAATACAGGTTCTATACCAGATGTTGTTTGTGTAACTATACTAACAGATCCAGTTGGTGCAATCGTAAGTAGTGATATATTTCTTCTACCCGTTTTATTATATTTTTCAATAATATCATTTTCTTTAAATTCTTTTAAAGAATCAATAATTCTATTTACAAAAGGATTATTTTTTTCATTATCTTTGTTAAAAACAGTAAAAGAACCTCTTTCTTCTGCCATAATAATAGATGATTTATATGCATAAGTAGCTAATATTTTATGTACATTTTCTGCAAAATTAGTAGCTTCTGGTGTACCATAAATTAATCCCATTGCTGCTATCATATCACCTTCTGATGTTATACCTAAACCAGTTCTTCTACCTTTTAAAGCATTGTTTTTTATCAATTTCCATAAATCGATCTCTACTCTTTTTATATCTTCTGGTTCTTTATCTTGTTCAATTTTATTTAATATTTGATCAATTTTTTCAACTTCTAAATCAACAATATCATCCATAAATCGTTGAGCATAAATAACATGTTCTTTAAATAATTCATAATTAAATTTAGCATCTTTTGTAAATGGGTTTTCTACATATGAATATAAATTTAATGCTAATAATCTACAAGAGTCTCCTACATTTAAAGGAATCTCACCACAATTATGTACTAATAAATTATTAGCGAAAAAATTATGATTATTATATACTTTTAAATCAAAAACATCTTCATTTTGTTTTATGTTTATCTTTTTAATTTTTGTTTTAACTATTTCCATTTTTTATTATTATTTTTTTAATATTCTAATTTTTTTCCATTCAGATAATTCTTTTTTAAATCCTTTATCTGTATATGGTTTAATTCTATCAATTAATACTATATCAATATTGATATTAGTATTATTTTCTTTTAGTTCGTTAAATTTATAAAGTTTATCTTTCCAATAACCTTTTATTTCCACTATTTTTATAATGTTCATATTATTATCAAAGATAAAAAAATCTGGTCTGTATGATAAGTTATTACTAATATTAAAAGTTTTATATTCTATATCCCATAAATATTTATTTTTATCTAACCACTTAGCATAAATATATTCCCATGAACTTCTTAACCATACATATTTATTTAATGATTTATTATAATAATAACCTTGTACTCCTCTTTTATTTGATGTTTTTATTTTAATTTCTTTTTGAATATCTTTATTAAAAAAACCAATTTCATTATTTTTTTCATTTAATGCTTTTATACTTCTTCTTTTTCTAAGAAAAGGAGTTATATCTTTATTATCTCTTAATTTTATATCAAAAAAATTAATCATATAAAATCTTAAAACAGAATATGATATAGGTAAATTAAAATCTTTAATTATAGATTTTATCCCCTGTCCATTTATAACATATTTATTATATAAAAATTCTTTAGATAAAAAAAATCTATTATCTAAAATTAATTTATTTTTATCATGATATAATTTTTTACCATTTCTTGTTTTAAATTTATTATTCATTACATCTAAAAAGAATTTTTTAATATCTTCCATAAATCCGTGTGTTTTTTAATAGTATATATTAAATATTACACACAGATTTATAGTTATTTTATTTTTAATAGTATATCATTTTCGTTTAATTGAGATGCTTCTACCCATCCTCTATTTTCTGTGTAAATTTTATGATCAGGTGTTAATCTTATTGTTTCTCCATCTTCTAGTTCTAATTCAATTATATTTGCATTTCTTTTTGATAATAATGCATCTGCTACTTCATTATACTCTACATTTTTTGTTTTTTCATTAAATGTTAATACATTAAATTTCTTCTTATTAAAATTATCAACTATGTCTTTTATTGTTATATCACCATCATCTGTTTTAATTATTGTATCAGCTGTTAAACAAGGATTTGTACTCACTGTTTTAAACCCATGTTCAGTATAACAATCAGGAACTGATTCTTTAATAACAGTATCCCAAAATAGTAAACCAGGTTCAGCAGATTTCCAAGCATTATGAATGATTTTTTTCCATAATTTTCTAGCATTTATTTCTTTCTTTATAGATGGATTATTAGAATCTATTGGATATTGTTGAATATATGGTCTATCTTCAATTACACATTTCATAAATTCATCATCTAGTTTAACTGATATATTAGCACCTGTCACTTTTCCTTGTGTCATTTTAGAATCTATAAAATCCTCTGCGTCAGGATGTTTGACACTTATCGATAACATGAGTGCACCTCTACGACCATCTTGTGCTACTTCTCTTGTAGAATTAGAATATCTTTCCATAAACGGAACAACACCAGTAGATGTTAGTGCAGAATTTTTAACAGGTGATCCTTTAGGTCTAATATGAGATAAGTCGTGACCTACACCACCTCTTCTTTTCATTAATTGAACTTGTTGTTCATCAGTTCTGCATATTCCACCATAACTATCACTTTCATTTCCAGTTACAAAACAATTCGATAAACTAACAATTTGTAAATTATTTCCAATACCTGACATTGGTCCTCCTTGTGGTACAATATATTTAAAATCTTTTAATAAACTATATATTTTATCTTCTGATAATGGATTGGGGTATTTTTCTTCTATTCTATTTAATTCTTTAGATAATCTTTTATGCATATCATCAGGTGATAATTCATATATATTACCATCAGAATCTTTTAATGCGTATTTATTTATCCATACTTCAGTAGCTAATGTATCGTTATTAAAATAATTTAATGTGGTTTTTTCCACTTCTTTTCTACTATACTTATTCATTTATATAATATTTATTTTTATAAGAAATTAATTCCATCTAGGTTTTTTAGAAACCCCTTTTGAGTTAATTCTTTAATTATATTCATAGCTGGTTTTTTATCTAAAAGTTTAAACATATTAAAAATATTATCTGTAAAATAATATGACAATTCTACAAATATTTCTGATCTTGTATACCTATAACCTAATTCTTTTACTAATAAATTATAATAATTATTAAATGAATCTTTATTAGGTTTTCTTCTATTTTGTTTAAAATCAATATCTGTTTTTTCGTCTAATATATCATATACATCTTTGGTTAAATCTGTGCTACTTATAATATCATCATTTTCATTATATTGTATTTCAAATATATTTATATTATCATAATATGAATCATCACTTTGTGACATATCTTCATTTTTATCATCTTTTTTTCCTTTAAATATTGTATCTCTTTTAAGAGAATGTTTACCTTCTTGTTTATGTTTATTTGTATTAAACCTATGCAATATATCAAAATTATTATCTTCTTCAATATCATTAACATCATCGAAATCAATAAATTCTTCATCTATATCATTATCATCTTGTTCGATATTATTAATATCATCACATGATTCTATTTCAATATTATCATTATCATTTTCGTTATCATCAAAATCTATATAATTTTTATCATCTGACATAAATATTTGAATTCTTTTTTATTTACTACCTAACATAGTGTCATTATCCATTGTTAAATATTTAGTATTAAAATCAAATTTAACTTGTTCCTCGTGATGTTCACCATCTCTTAATTTTAATATTTTTAATCTATATGTATTTTCTTTTTTCATAGTTGGATTTCTAATAATTGCCCATACTGAATCAGCTGCTTCTGCAATTGCCTTACTCTCTGGAATATCATCGAGATTAATATCATTAGCTCCCCATACAGATTTATCTACTTGTGTTGCTGTTATAACTGCTACATCACATTTATCTGCTAATCTTCTTAATCCTTCTGCTAAATGTTTACCTTTAAGATAAAGCATAGTATCTAAATTAAATCCTTTTTCTATTGACATAATATTAATATAATCAACTACAACAGCATCTAATTTAACATTTTTAACTTCTTCGAATTTTTTAATGTAATTTTCTAAATCGGTAACAGTACAATCACTAGTAGGGAATTTTTTAACATATAATTTTCCAATTTTACCACTATCAAATAATTGACTAGATGGTGCCATTGTTTTTAATTCATTTATTTTATTTTTAATGAATGATGAATCCTTACTCATATCATCATATTTATCAATATCAATTTTTAATCTCATTGCACCTAATCTCTTAATACATTTATGTTTAGCCATTTCTAATGTTATATAAACGACATTAAATCCATTATCTGCCATTTTAGATGCCATATTTTGTAACCACATTGAATTATGAGATAAAATATCATTTGTATAATATCTACGATTTGAATCATTAGATAAAGATAAATCATACATATTTGATTTTTTATCTGTTCTATATACTTCTTTTATTTTAGATAAACCGTTCTTTGATAAAATATGATCACCTATTTTTAAATCCTTTACATAAATTTCTTGGTATTTATCATCAAATAAGATATGTTTATCGGCACAAATTAATTCTAAATTATCTTCTGTTTTTACTATCCATTCATCATATTCAATTGTTTTACCAACTTCTTTTATATCTTCCCATCCAGTATCAGTTTCTATTTGCCAATCTGATACATCAAATGTTTCTATAAATTTTTTATATGTATTATCACTTACCATTTACACTATATTATTTTTATATTTTATAATATTATATCTTATTTGTTTAAAAAATTTACACATAATATCTTTATATTTATTATTGCAAATTTCACATCTAATAATTTTTTTTTTACTTTTATAAATAAAAACAGAATAATCCAATTTAGGAAGATTTTTTTATCATATTAAAAAAATCACCAATTTTTATTTTTTCGATTTTATTAGTTTTTTTGTTTTTAATTTTTATTAAAGTGTTGAAAATAAGACACTTACCCACATTAGTTTCTCCCATTATAATATTAAAAGTAGCATGATCCCATCCGCCACCTAATATTTTATCTAAATTTGACCACCCTGTCGGTATTTTTCTTAATGATACTAATTGTTTATGTTCTTCTGGATCATCAAAATCCCCTCCTAAATCTTCATCGTCATCAGATATTGTATCAATTTCGCTAAAATTCTTTTTTAATCTACCTACAATATCCATAACATTATCATAATTTATTTCATCCATGTTTTTAATAATATCAATGGATTCATAAATTTTATCTCTTGTATATTTTGATGATTTCCAAGCTTTAAATGATTTATCTATCCATTCATCAGTTAAATCTTGTGTAGATTCCATAAATAAAGATTTTAATGCTTCTTTAGATACTATTTTTTTATCATCATGTAAACTAACCATTGACCAAACTTGTTTTGGACTTGGTACAATTTTATCTTTGGAATTTATATAATATTCTCTAATAATATCATAAACAAACCTAATCAGTTCGTTCTCAAAGTATTTTGATTCTACTTTATAAAACTGATTAGGTTCTTCTAGTATTTTGGCAAAAAATAATTTTTCTAAATTTGTATTGGCTCCCATTTTTAATTTATATTATAATATTTTTAAAATAATTCATCACTATCAATATCATCAAAATCTGCATCTAAATCTTCGCCATGTTCATCCATTTTAGACAAGAATAATTCTTGTTCTTCAAAAGACGAATAATCAAAATATTTATAAATAATAGGTTCTAATTTTTCTAAAACTTCTTGTGTAAATACTTCTGATGTGAATAATTGTTTTTCAAAAACAGATTTATTTAAATGTCTGACAAACCATCTTGTTCCAGTTGGTTCGAATTCACCTTTATCATTCATTTTACCTTTAGCTATACCGACATTTTCAAAATTTTCTGTTGTTAAAAAGAATTCTAATCCTTTATATGGATTAGTACCATAACTATGATCAATTTCAAATTTTACTTTTTTAGGTTTAGCTAATCTATTTTTCTTAGCTTGTGCAGTGACTAATACACCAGTTGAATTTAAATCTAAATCATCTTCTCTACCTGTTTTTAATTTAGCAGTACTTAAAAATATAATAGATGATGCTGAATATTCTGCTCCTTTACCGCCAGCCATAACTGGTACAGGAAAAAATGAACTAGTATCTTGATATGTGTGATTTGTAGCAACCATAGGAATACCTAAATAACCTAGATCAGAATTTATAATTCTAAATAATTGTTTGATTGCTTTTGCCCTGGTCATATCGGCTTTATTTTTTCCTTCCTTTGCATCTTCTATTTCTTTTTCTGATGCTAACTGTCCGATACTATCTAATAATATTATAATTTTTGGGATTTCTGAACCTGCCTTTTTTTCTTGTTTAAGACCATCTAAAAATTTAGTCAAAAATATTTTTAAATCTTCAACTTTATTAGATGAAATTAGTTTTAATTTATCTGGATCAGGATTAATTCCAAATGATTTTAATGTTGATTTACTAACTGAATGTTCAGTATCAATAAATACTATAAAATCTCCTCTTTTCTGTGCATTTCTTGCTATATTATATAGTAAGTATGATTTACCAGTATTTGGTTCACCTGCAAATATTGTTATTCTATCATCAGAAATACCACCTTTTAGTATACTTTTTGAAAAAAGAGCATTTAAAATATAAACACCGGTATCAATGTATCCTGATTCTTCATCCTTTTGTACTATTATTTCAGTTTCATCTGAAATTTTATCAATCATTCCAGATAATTGAGAAATTGAAAATGATTTATTAGAACCTGATTTTTTCTTAGCCATTTCATAATTATTAATTTTTTAAGATATTATCTTTTTATTTTATTGTTTTATTATAAAACTTATAAAAAGTTTTAAATAAAATGTTATATTTTATTATAAATAGTTGGTTAGAACCAGTAACAATGAATATATAATAAAAAACTAATTTATAGTATATGAATTTTTATTTGGTGTTTACAAAAAATAGGAAAAAATTTGATAAGTATGTTAAAGTTAATAAGATAAGGAATAAAATAATAGTTGACATCAGACAACAATTAGATGAATACGATATCATACATGATTATGAAACATATAAATCATATTTTAATTTATTAATATATAATAGAATATTACAATCATTTCATAAGAATAGGGATGTTTATTATATACCAAATTTTTTAAATAAAAATATAGATATAGATGAAATACTAAATATTAAAAATATATTAAGTAATAATATAAAGTTTAATGTTTTAATATTTTTTGATGAATTTAAAAATGATGATAAAATATACCAATCATTATTATCAAATATAGATATATTTGATGCATCACAAATTTTAAAAAGTTACTAATATTATTTTTATATATAATTATTAAATAAAATAATATTATATTATGTTTGATGAAATGAAGTTTTTATTTGAAATGAATAGATATATATCACCAAATAAAACACCCGATATCAGAGTAAAAAAAGAACACGATGAAAATACTGATAGTTTTAATATTAATAACTATACTATTACTCAAGGTGATTCAAAAAATTATATAAAAAGTAGTGTTAATAGTGCATATAGTGCAGATAAGAAAAATCCATATTTAAAATTATTAGAAGATTTTAATAGCCAAAATGCACCATCACAAGGATTGGTTTTAAATCCTACTGATTTTGCATATTTGAGAGATATTGGTGTTCAACCTATAAATAAATTAGTAATACTTAGAAGATTTCCTATTGGTACTGTTGTTCCAAGAGATTTAAATAATATTAATGTTAAACCAATATCAGTTGTAATAGGATGGATTAAAAATGACAACAATGATCTTTTAAATTTTTCATTTGGTGAAGTTTGGAGAACTCAAAACAAAGATGAAATGTTACACTTATTAATAAATCAAATGATGTCTAAAGAATTTGGATTAGGAATGGATTCAATATTACCAGTACCTGGTTGGTTAGCTGGTACTTTGTTTGGTATATTAAGAAGTGTTGGGTTAGTTAGTCCTGATACTAAAGTACCATTTGGTGATCCAAACGTATTAAGAGAATCAATAACAAGAGAACATGAAGATGTTGGTCATAAATCATCATTTAAAATAAGTTTTGATACTGTTTATGAACAAAAATTTATCGGAGATGTAGATATAACATCATCTACAATGAATATATTACAAAATTTATTAACAATGGGAACATCTGATATAAGATTTATAGGTGCAGTTAATTCAACAATATTAAGAGATCTAAGAGCAGCTAATAATAACCCAACAAATCCAGATGCGTGGGTTAGATTAATAAAAACAATTTTTGGTAAAGTTGTTGATTCTATTGTAAAATTGATACCTGAACAAATAGAAGTAGAAGTAGAAGTACAACCGCAACCTTCTATTGGTAATGATGAAACAGAAGAGGAAGAAGATTTAAGTAAAAATGATGAAACTACTGATGATACTACTACCAATGGAGTTGATAATCAACCAAAAACCGAAACTAGAATGGAATATAAAAATGAAGATGAAAAAAGAAGAGCAGATATAATAGAAAAACAAACATCATTATTAAATGACGTTTTAAGTAGTACATTAGTTAAAGATATTTTATCATCAACAGTTGCTAAATATGTATGGCCAATGAGAGGATCAATTGCAATGTTAACAGGTGAAGCTGCTACACCATGGCATCTAACAATAGGTAATCCATATGCACCTTTATTATCTCTTAATAACGTTAAAGTTAATAATGTTGAAGTTACATTTACTGGTGAAATGCAGTATAATGATATCCCTAAATATATAAAAGTGAATCTTGATTTAGATCAAGGGAGAAATATGGGTAAAAATGAAATATTAGATTCAATTGGAATTGAATATCAAAGAAAATACAATCAGATATAATGAAAATTTATACATTAGAAATATTAAAAAGAGGTATAAATGGTTTTTATGATTTATTTCAAAAAACTATAAGAAATTCACCAGAAATTTCAGTGATATCATTTATTGTAACGGAAGAATTTAATGGTAGAATAGACTTAATATCTAAATTTCTATATGGTACAACAGATTATATTGAAGAATTAATGGTTTTAAATAATATTATAAACCCATATTCTATAAAATCCGGTGATATAATATATGTAGTTGAAAGTTCAGACGAATTTAAATATTTATATGATTCTGATAAACAAGATAATAACCAAAAGGATAAAATTTTAAATATGAATAAAAGTAAATCAAGAACAATGGACACTAATAGGACAAATTATCCACCTACAATAAAACCAGATAATTTAAAACAATTAAATGTTAATTATAAAGAAAAAAAGATTACTATAATAAATAAATTTAAATAGAATGATAAAAGTTGTTGAAAGACCATCTATAACATTAAGAGAACTAGTCATCGATTACCAGGAAGATGTATCAAATAATGATGCGGACTATTATGCAGAAATGGTTGGTAAATATCCATATTTACAAATTGGAAATACTGTTATAGAAACAAATCATACAATACAAATTATTTTATATAATGATCAGTTTTTACCTAGAATTGAAGTACAATTTAAAGAACCAACTAATAGAATGTTTGATCCATTATTCCCAACAGATGATGAAATACTAAGTTTATTTATCCAATCTAGTAGTGAATTATTAATGCCAGTAAGAATGGATTTTAAAATATTAGATTTTAATATCATAAAAAATAAAGACGGTGAAAAAAATGATTTAATTTACTCATTATCAGGTATATTAAATGTTAATAATTTATATTTTAGTCCATTTAAATCATATCCTATGACTAGTTTTGAATTATTAAAAACAATTGCAAAAGAATCAGAATTAGGATTTGCTACTAATATTGATAACACTAAAGACGGAATGATATGGATAAATCCAGGTAATACAAATGTGAATTTTATACAAGATGTTGTTAGTCATTCTTACATGAATGATAATACATATATGTATGCTTATATAGATTTTTATTATAATTTAAATTATGTTGATATAGAATCATGTATGAGTGAAGATATATCAGAACAAACAGGAATTTCATATTCTGCTAATCATATAAAACATAGAAATGGTGATGAACCAGAAGTTGATATGGTTTTAACAAATCATCCTGATAGACAAACATCAAATTTCTATATTAATAAATTTAATATAATGAATAGTTCAACAAATATTAATTTAGAAATAGGTTATAAATCATTTTTATCATATTATGATAAAAATGGTAATATTTTATATAAATTAATGATGGACACAATCACATCAACTGATAATAATGATGTTATATTAAAAGGTAAAGTTGGTGAAATAACCGAATTAAATGATAAATCAATAATGAATATTAATAATGGAAAATTAGATACCGATAATGTACATGAAAATTATTTATATTCTGAAAATCAAAATATAAGAAATTTAAAATCATTACAGAAAATAAAAACTAAAATTATTTTAACTATAATGAACTTTAATTTATATAGATTTCAAAAAATAAAGATGAAATTTTATAAAATGGATGATTTAAGTAAAGTTGATGATAAACCAATTAAAGTATCAAATAAAAACATAAATGAATCTATAAATAAAGATTTTGATGAACATAGATTAAATAAAAGATTAACTGGAGAATGGTTAATAACAGCAATAAATTATACATTTAATAAAGTCGGTGGATTTTCACAAGAAGTAACATTAGTAAAAAGAGAATTGGGATTTACAGATGAAGACTTTATATAAAATTAAGTAGATTATATGAGTAGAATAAATAGAAACACATTTAGAAATCAAGGTATGGAAGTTGTGGGTGCACCAGGTATGAATGAAGAAAAAAGTAAAGAGTATGTTATTCATAATTTAGGATATGTGGACGGTTATGGTGAATATATTAGCAAGTCAGGTGCTCATTTTGGACCTGAAATACAACAAAAAAGTAAAGTAACTAAAATATCAGGTGAAGAAGATAAATATAGTGGACAAAATAATTTTGGTATGTATGATATACAAAGTGATATTTTTAAATCAATTTTAAATAAAGATTCACAAAAAATTGCATGGGGGTATGAATCTAAAAGAAATGATATACAAGATCCAACATATTTAATATTTGATATTAAAATAGATTATGATAATTCACCATTATTTAGTGACAAACCAATAAATAATATAAATTATAATACATCTAACTTTATTAAAAGTTATTCAGATAGTATACCAGAAATTAAAAATGATAATAGATATCAAATTTATACTAAATTTGTTGAAGAAATTAAAAAAATATTTCCATCTAATTATAAAGAAATAGATAATACAACTGGATATAAACAACATTATATAGAAAGTGTAACTGGATTAGACATTTTGAACAAAAAAATAATAAATTATCCAGATGATCAAATAACAATAACATTATCAGAGGATATAACAATGAGTGTACAATACATGACTGAATTATATAATAATTTAGTATATTCTTATACTTCTCATAGAATGATAATACCGGAAAATTTATTGAGATTTAATATATTTTTAGTTATAAGTGATTTTAGAAATATGACAGATGATACGTTGGGGATAAATAAAAAAGTACCAAATAATAGTAAAACAGGTATAAATAAAAACCCATCAAAAATGTTATATATATTACATGATTGTCAATTTGATTTTTTTGAATCTAAAAATTATACAGATGAATTAACAAGAGGTGGATTTGGTGTTTCTAAACCTAATACTATTTCTAAATCATCTATTAAACTAAATTTTAAATCAATTAGTAAAATTATGATACCATCAATGATAGACAATTCAATGGTAATTGATTTAAAAGAAAAAATAATACAACCATCAGATAGCGAAACAGTTGAAAGTTTCAATAAATTCAGTCAAATATTTGATGATACTAAACCAAAAGATAAAATTCCATTATTTGTAAAAGATGATACGAATCAAAGTAAAGCATTATCTAGATTAAAAGATTTTGCAAGAGGAGAAGTAGCACAAATAAGAAACGTTATTATTAATAAATTAAAAAGTGAAGTTACTAGTTTATCAGATCAAGGGCAATCTTGGATGAATGATAAAATGGGAATAACTATAACAAAAGTTAATGTTTATTATGATACAATAAAAGATAAAGCTAGTATGGCTGATAAATTTGTTAACGATTTTATTGATAAAAATATAGGTACGGATAAGGAAAAATATAGAGAAAGGTCTGATATATCTAATAATGATCCAATTGAAAATAGAAATAATTGGAGAAATAATGATGGTAATGTATATGAAGATAATGATAGAAACAGAAACAATTTAGGTGAAAATGGTACATATGATGTGGGAGACGATATAGACGGTAATGGAGATGGATACAATGAAAAATATCCAGATGGTAATGTATATGATGAAGATGAATAAAAAATAATATATTGATGAAATACACAAATATTGAATTTACTGGAATAGTAGAAAATAATATAGACCCTAAAAGAAAGGGTAGAATAAAAGTTAGAATACCAGGTATATATGATAATATACCAACTGGTCACATACCTTGGGCTTCTCCCCAAATAACACCAACTGGTGGTTCATACAGCATACCACCATTAGGTAAATCAGTTAGTGTAATATTTGATAATGGATATATTTATTTACCATATTATACATCAACTGATATGTATAACTTAAATTTACAAGATAAATTAGATAGTCTATCAGATGAAGATTATACTAATTTTTATGCAATTGGATTTAACCATAATACACAAATATATTCAGATAATGAAAAATTAATTATAGATCAATTATTAAATAAAATAAGAATTGATAACGATAATATAAATTTAGAATTAAAAGATAATAAAAGAAAAATTAATATAGGCACAAAAGATTCTGATCAAAGAGCAGTTTTAGGAGATCATTTTATAATGGATTGGTTTAAAGAATTTCTTAATATATTAGTTAAACCAACATCCTTAGTAGGTAATATGGGAGTACCTATAGTTAAAACTGAATTAGATCAACATATATTAAATTTTTTAAAATTACCTGATAAATATGTATCTAAAAACGTTTTTATTGTAGATAATGATAAAGTTAATAAATTAGAAAGAGATACTATTACAAACGAAGTTGGTCATGATGATACAACAATAATAACACCAAATGAAGATAATCAAAATGGTAATAATGTAGAAAAATCAATCGATATTGATAATAATACAAAAGAAAATATAAAGAAAAACCAATCAACAAATTTAGAAGTAATTAAAAATATGTCAACAGATGGAACAACAATAGATACAAAAGAATATTTAACACCTAAAAAAAATAGAAATATTAAAAATAAAAAAAGTAAATACAATCACGAAAACAGAGAAAGAGTTGATAGATTAAAATCTAAAGAAGTGATAAAAAGAAAAGGAGAAGATAATACATCTAAATCAAATACAAACTATGGTTTATATAAAAAGAAATAAACGGTATTAATATGTACCGTTTAATTCTTTTTCTAATTTATATAATTTTTTTTCTAGTTCTTTTAATTCTTCATTAGCAGACATCATCATTTTCTTATATTTTTTTCTTTCTTTATAAATATTACCCATAACTTGTTTAACAACACCATCTTCATTTTTAAATACTGCACCATTTAATGTTATTATAGAATTTTTATCTATTTTTATTTTATGACCATTAAATATTGAGTATATATCATCACCATTTTGTAATTTATGTATCATATCCATTATATCTTTACCTCTATCTTTAACTATCTTACCAAGATAAGAGTCCGCTGATATATTAAATTCTTGCATTGTAGTTGGATATAGTGATGCAAAATCAAAACAAACAGTCCAACTATTCATACCAACAATTGGATCCTTAACCCACCCACCTTTTACATTCATATCATTATCACTATCTGATAAATCACGTTTACTATCATCTTTAACAAAAACTACATTTTTTTCATTCCTCATCTTTTCTCTAAGAATTCCTTCTGTTACTGTTAAAGTTGTAAATGCATCAGGTACTCTAATTTTTGATAATGTCGCAATACCATACAATATATCAATATATTTCATTTTTAAATGTATCTGCTGAACAAGTGCAGAGTCAATTGCATTATATAATATGAATTTTTGATAATCATTTTCATATAAATATTTAAGATTACCCTCATAATTTATTTTTTTAACACCCAATACATTTTCTGATACAAAATCAAGACTTTGTGATTCTTTTACTTTAATTGAAGTATCCCATTTAGCATATAATTCCATATAGTCAATAATAACTCTGTGTGCCGGTATTTCTGAATGATCATTTTGCATCCAAGATGCTCTTAAATTTCCTGTAAATGAAGAACAACTAGGATCAATTCCTAATTTTCTTGCTCTGTTAACAAGGAAAACCCAGTCATAATTTACAAAATTCCAACCTGTTAATACTGACATTTTAGGTATCATTAATTTAAAAAAGTTAAGTAACATATCATACTCACTTTCATAATATCGATACATAAAATCATAATTTGTTTTGATTTTATCAAAATGATTATTTATACCATCCTTAATAGAATCAATTTCTGATTTATTTAATTTTTTTGTACCTAAAACTAAAACTTTATCTTTATTAACAATAGATACTGATTGTATTGCAGATTCTGCCAAATGAGGTTGTGGTTTTTTATCAATTATCTCATTTTCAATATCAATAAAGAATATATTTGGTTCTTTGTAATCAAATAATAATTTTCTTTCTTCTTCTGGTAATTTATCCAAAAAATCATATATTGAATATCTGTTTGGATGTTGTGTATAAATCTCTTTTATTGATTTACCATCCCATGTAACATATTTACCAGACTTGTCACTATCATTATCATCACATATTATAAATTTGGTTGGATTATTCCAAGGGTAATATTTTAACTTTATATTACCATTATCGTCAATGTAACTTACAATTAACTTCTTTTGTCTGTACTCATAATCTATTAACATTTAAATATTGATTATTTTTTATTTTTATAAAATTTTGTTAAATTCATCCAACTGATATTCAGTCAGTTGGATGAATTTAACATTTAAAATCATTAAAATATTCAAAAAGAACTTTAAATATTTAATATATACTAAAGTAAATTAAAAGTTCTTTGAAATTATATATGGTTCTGAAATAAAATCTTGTTTCAGGTAAAATCATGAAAGTAAAATTTTAGCGATAACCAAGTTAAAATAATAAAATATAGTCTGGATCAGGGACTGATCAACGGACTTAAAACAAAAACACGGTGAGGCGTTCTCACTAGAGAAGTCTATGAAACGTGAAACAAACAGATCTTTACCCTTTAGGGTTTAATAGTTTGTTTGTAGTTCATATCAAACTATATTATGATTGTTTAAAATAAATATATAAATTAAATTAAAAATTGTTTAATGAAGTGTAATAAACAAGTTATAAATGATTTTAAATCCATACACGGTGATATATATGATTATTCATTAATGGCTTATAATGGTTCTAAAAATAATATAAAAATAATATGCAAATATCATGGTATTTTTGAACAAAGACCAGATCATCATTTAAGGGGCAGTGGATGTCCACACTGTAGTAAAAACAAAAAATACACTAACATAACGTTTAAATTAAAATCAAATATAATACATAATAATTTATATGATTATTCACTAGTAGATTATAAAAATGCACATACTAATGTAAAAATAATATGTCCTAAACATGGCATATTTGAACAAACTCCACAAAATCATATAATTAAACAAACTGGTTGTCCATTTTGTTATAATGAAAATAGAACTTTAGAACAGTCTGATGTTTTATTAAAATTTAATCTTATTCATAATAATTATTATGATTATAGTCAAGTTAATTATATGAATAATATGACAAAAGTTAAAATAATATGTCCAAAACACGGTGTTTTTAGACAAACACCAGCTAAACATTTATTAGGTCAAGGATGTCCTATTTGCAGGGAGTCGAAAGGAGAAAAAGAAATAAGGACATTCTTAGAAAATAATAATATAAAATATATAAATCAAAAATATTTTAAAGGGTGTAAATATAAAAGAAATTTAAAATTTGATTTTTATTTACCTGATTATAATACTTGTATAGAGTATGACGGTAAACAACATTTTATAATAAATGAATTTTTTGATAAAAAAGAAGATTTTGAAACTAGAATAAAAAGAGATCAAATAAAAAATAAATACTGTAAAAATAATAATATTCAGTTAATTAGAATAAAATACAATGAAAATATTCAAAAAAAATTAAACTTTTTAATTAATATATAATATATAATATACAAAATGCAAGAATGGTGTAGCGGTAGCATGATTTACTTCCAGTAAATAGGGTTCGGTTCGATTCCGGTGTCTTTGCTCAAAAATAAACTCCGATTTAAAATTAAATCGGAGTTTTTATTTTACCAATTATTTTTAATATCATTAATTTCTGATTCTGTAAAAAAGTTTAAAACATCATAATTATCTATAAAATCTAAAATATCATATTTATCTGATAAGTCTAAAACATAATCTTTAAATGTCATTTCTATATCTTCTATTTGTTGTTTAGAAAAAACATCTTTTAATTTTAGATTAAGTGATATTATACTAAGGAAATCATGCATATCAACTTCTAATAAGAAATCATCGATAATTTTAGTATTGCCTTTAATATATTTTATAATATCATCGAATTCTACACCTAATCTAAATATATATTCTCCATTACTATTATCTATTAATTCTTTTATTTTTTCATCTTTTATTTCATTTTGTAAATTATATTTAAATATCAATTCTAGTGTTTCTGGTTCATCAGATTTATTAATAATATCTATAATATCAGATTTATTCATTATATTATATAAATCATTTTTCAATATTGTGTGAATTGATAAATGTGGTGGTACATCTTTAATCTTATCTAGTATTTCTTCTTCACTTTTTGGTTTTAAAAGATGTCTTATTGATTCTTTCATATAATTAATTTTATAAAATAAATTATTTAATTCATTATCTGATAATAATGATAGTATATCTGCTACATCCATTTTACCAAATAGAAAACCATTTAATTTTTTATATCTATTTTTAAGTGTATCATAATTAATATCTAAATTAATAGATAAAAATTCATATAATTCTGATAATGTATTAAATTTATCACCACACATATTATATAATATGTCTTCTTTTTTATCAGTTCTTAAATTATTAAATTTTTCTATTGAATCATTTTCATCTTTTGGTTTTAAAAGGTGTTTAATTGATTCGTTAAATTGATTATATTTAGTTATCATTTATGTTTGAACTATTTTTTTATTATATATAAAAATAAAAAAATTAGATATGATAATAATTGGAATAGATCCTTCTTTAAGTTCAACCGCTATAACCATATATAAAAATAATAATTTCTCTTTATTTAATTATACTAATAAGAAATCCAATTATAAATGGATTAAAGAAATTAATAATATGGTAAATTTTAATTTTCACCAATTTGTTGATAATGATGATTTTTCAGAATCAGAAACTGAAAAAATTAAAATATATGATTTAATAACAGATAATATAGTAAATGATATAGAAAAAATGATTGATCAAGAAACTAAAGTTTTCATAGAAGGATATTCTTATTCATCAGCACAAGGTAGATTAATAGATTTAGTTGTATTTGGTACTTTGATACGTTATAAACTACTTAAAAATCCAAATATAACATTATATATTATCCCACCTTCAACTCTTAAAAAAACCATATCAGAATACGTTTATGAAGTAGATAAAAAAGGAATTGCTAGAAATGAAAAAGGTAAAGCAGGTGGAGTTTTTGATAAAAAAGATATGATGGAATGTTTAATGAAATTAGATTTAGATAATAATTATTTAGAGTATATAAAAAATAATAGTGAAATATTATTAAAACCTAAAAATATCCCAAAACCATTTGATGATGTTAATGATTCTTTTTTGTTATGTTATTTCGGTATTAAAAATTAATATATAGTTTAAAATATATTAATTTTTAAATGAAGTATTTGAAAACATATAATGAATCTATAAAACATCTTTTAAAACCTAAGAACGAAGATGATATTTTAGATTTAATAAAAGATTTATCACCAACTGAAAAATTATTAAAAGGGTGTCAAAATGGTATATTTTGGTTAGTTAAAAAATCATTAGAAGAGGGATCAAATTTATCAGATGTAAATTATATGTGTTTATATACATTAATTATACGTAACCATAATGATATTTTTAAATATTTATTAGAAAATAATTATTTTAATCCTACATTTAATAATAATGATTTATTAGAAACAGCATTTTCTTATAATAATGAAACTATTGTAAAATTATTATTAAAGGATAAAAGAGTATTGGATAAATTATCAACCGAAGATTTAAAGGATTTTAAAGAATATTTAACTGAATCAATTAAACACCTTTTAAAACCTAAAAGTGAAGAACATATATTAAAATCATTAGATGGTGAATCATTAGAGGAAAAATTTAGAATATTAACATTATATCACTTATATGATTTAGCTAAAGAATTTGCAGATAAAATTAAAGATTATTTTTATATTTATCAAACATTTTTAGATGGATTAGTTCATAATAGAACAGTAGTTAGATTTAGTGACGAAGAAGTTGATTTAATAAAAAAAACAGATTAAAGTTGATAACAATAATATGAATCATGCTAGATTTAATATGATAGAAGGTGATGATCCCATAAGAGAAAAATTTACAAGTTTATTTATAAGTGATGGAGAAAGTTATTATTATATTAATAATTATAATCATTTTATAACAGTAAAATATATAAACAATCATAGACAATTAAAATTTAATTATATATGTCCGACTATTAAACATTTAATAAAATTTTTAGATGGTAATTTAATTAAAGTAAATCAAATTTATTAAAGAAATGAAGCACTTAAAAACATACAATGAATCCATAAGACATCTTTTAAAACCTAAAAGTAAAGATTATATATTGAAATCATTAAAAGATGAATATCGTGATGCTGATTTATTACTTAAATCAGCAGAATATGGTGTTTTGGATTTATTAAGTGAAGAAGAAATTTTAAATGTGTTAAGTACATATCCTGACAATACACAGTATTTAATTTTAATTGGATTTGGTTTATATAAAATTTCTGAAAAATTTAAAGATGAAATTGATTATTTTCACACAAATTCTTCGTTTTTTCGAGAAGTAATTACAAAAAAAGAAATATTAAGTTTTGATAAATCAGAAATAAAAATAATAGAAAACTTTCTAGTAAATAAAACATTAGAATATTATAATTTTAATGAAGAAACGTTATATAAAAATGGTTATCATAGTTTATATATAGTTTATAATAATAATGGATTAATAATAAACAATTATAAATACTTTATAACAGTACAAACAAAGAAAGTGTACCAAGATGCATGGGTAGGATATTATATATGCCCAACATTTGATGAATTTTTAAAATTTTTAAATAATCATTTAAAAAAATAAAATATGAATTTAATATATAAATAAAAAAATAATATTAAGGTTATGTTAAAGTATAAATTATTTGAAAACTTACAAAAAGCTAAGAAGATATTAATCGATAGAAGAATAAATGAAAAAGATCCTAATTTCTTAAAACTGAGAGATATGTTATCTAGAAATATGGGATATATTGGACAATTCACAAAATGGATGTTTATTGATAGGACACCATTTGATGAACTAGAAGAAATTTTTAAACAATTAAAAAGTGTTAATATTGATAAACCAATTGAAACGTTTGAAAAAGCTGAAGATTTATTTGATTATATACAAAATTATGAGATCAATAAAAAAGTAAATCAGGTTATCAATTCTATACCTAGTAGAACAAGATCATTAGCAGATGATAAATTAAAAAAATTAATAGAATTAAATATCGATGTTGCTCCTATGATAAAAGATTTTTATTCAAAAAAAGGTGGTAAATTTAAAAATTCAGATGATTTATATAATGACACAAAAGGATTAATTGAGAATATAAAAGGTGGATTTAATTTAGAAACGATTAAAAATAAATTAGAAGGTTTAAATGTTGATATTGTATTAGAATCAGAAGAAATATTAATAGTTCAAGTTAATGATTATGATGCATCTTGTAAAATTGGTTCAAAATCTTGGTGTATATCAACATCAAATAGTTATTGGAATAGTTATGTTAATGAATTTACAAATCAATATTTTATATATGATTTTACTAAATCAATATCAGATAAAAGACATATGATAGGTGTAACAGTATCACCTGGTGGTAAATTTCACGCTGCTCATTATGCAGATGATAGTGCTGTTAGAGATTATTCAATATTTGATGAAATGTAAATATTAATAAATATGAAATATTTAAAAACATACAATGAATCAATTTCATCTTATTTAAAACCTAGAAAAGATGATGATATAAGAGATAAAATTAAAAATTTATCACCAAATCAGAAACTATTAAATGGTTCAGAATATGGTTTATTATGGTTAGTAGAAGAAGCATTACAAGAAGGAGCAGATCCATCATTTGATAACCAATCAGCATTTAATATCGCATGTGATTATGGTAATATAGAAATTGTTGAATTGTTATTAAAAGATAAAAGAGTTGATCCATCAGATTTAACTGGATTTATGTGGGCATTAGAAAGTAACCATTATGACATTATGGAATTATTATTAAAAGATAATAGAGTAGATCCTAGTATAAATGATAATGATGCAATAATATATTCATCTAATACTGGAAATTATAAATCAGTTAAAATTTTACTTAATGATAAAAGAGTTTTAAATAAATTAAACAAATCGCAAATAAAATATTATAAGAATAAAATAAACACAATACAATGATAATAGAATGTTTTAATGAAATAATTAATAATAAATTAGATTTAGGTGATGATATAAAAAAAAATCTTAAACAATATGTTGATACATATGAAGATGAACAATTATATTATATATTACAGACACCAACTGGTATAAAAATAGATGATATATTTATACATTTTTTGCCTAATATTGGATTTAGATGTTCTAATAGTAGGCATTTAGGTAGATTACCTATATGTAATATTTTAAATAAAATTTTAAATAAAAAATATGATGAAATAATGAATAATAATTAGTTTATTGTTCATTATTTTCATCTTTATCTATGATATAAATATTTCCTTCTTTATCTATTATATAAACACTCTTATTATTTTGTACATAATTAAAATGTTTATATCTAAAATTATTATTAATTAATGTATAATTTTTAAATTCATCAAAATAATACGTAATACCATCTTCTAATCTATACATTCTATCTACAGTTGATGATAAACCATTATCACCATATGTTGTTGTTTTAATATAAAAATATTGATCAGAATTGTCTTTATCTAATCCATTCCAATTAATAACAAAATTGAAATTCGACAAATCATTTTTAAATAAATTAAAAGATTGTTGTTCATATAATTTACCAGTATCATCTTTAGTATATGTAATTACTTTTAAATCAAAATATTCTGGTACTATACCGGATTTAGTATAGAAACGAACTGATACTAACCAACTATCATTAAAATTTCTTGTTGATGTATAATTGAAATTAACTGAATCTATATTTTCATATGTTACGTGTTTTCTTACATTTATATCAGAATCAAAAGAAATTATATTTTTATTTATATTTTCGGATACACCTGTTATATCTCTAATATTAGAGTTAGCTGGCATTATATTTCTTCTTAACCAATTTTTTAACCCATTTAATTTATTCTGAACTTCTGTCAATGTATATAAATATGTATTATTACCTTCTTCGTCAGTTATTCTATATGTTAAATTAAAAAGACTTGTTTTAACATATTCTGTTCTTTTAGACATATCTTCGTCATATGACCATCCATCTATTTTTCTATCCATTAAATCAGGTACAACCACTCTTTTTAATTTTCTATAATATGGTGATTCTACATCTATATTCTTATAATACTCTACTAATTGTACATCATTGTATCCAAAATAATCGATACTATTTAATATTGAACGATATGAACCTATATAATTATAAATATCTGGATATATATCAAACATTTCCTTTCTTTTTCTATTTAATAATCTATAATCTACATTGTCATCTTTTATATCTGATTGTTTAAATATAAATGCATCTTCTTCTGATATATTTATACCTAATAATTTTAAATTAGACTTATATCTTTCATCTTCTATTTCTGTTTCTCCATATATGTTAAATATACCTATTGTTTCTGGTAATTGTAATATTTCAAATTCGAATTCTTTATATTCAGTAGTAAAACTGTTCATATTTTTATCAAACGTTATTGTTCTTTCTGTAACATCTGTAATTAAATAATTATCATAATTATCAAATATATATTGTTGTTTAGGCGATAAATCTTCAAAAATCATTTTAATGTATCTTTTTGTCTTGAATCCCATATTTAAAAAATTCACATTATTTGATAATGTTCCTTTAACTGATAATTTATTATCATACAGTTCAAAAAATATAGTATTTCCATCAGATTGACCATTGTATTTTATATTATCTACTCTTTCTATTATTAGATTTCTATTATCTACGCCTTCTTTATTACTACTGTAACCTATAAATGTTTCAATTGGTTTAGGTAATATAGATATGTTTGTATCATCTAATTTTTCTAGTTTAAAATCTAATTGTTCAAATATAGTTTGTTGTTTATACGGTAATTTTACATGATTTTTATTTTTATTTATTTCCCTATTTAATATAACTAAATTATCACCATCACATAATGGTTTAGGTCCAATATATTCATAATCAGTATTATTACCATATGGTTTTAAGTTTTCACCACTAACATCGTATAAAAACATACTATCATTTGAATCATCCTGCCATCTAAATCTATAATAAATATCAATATCATTAGATTCTCTTGGTCGTCTTAGATAATCTCTAGATTTTATTTTTAAATTTTCAACTATATCACTATAAACTGGACCTTGATAAGATAATTCTATTGTAGAAATGTTAGTATCATAATTGTGATTTATTCCAATAATATTAAATTCTTTATTATTTGATGGATAAGATGATCCACTTAATGATATTATCATACCAGTAGAATATCCAATATCCATAAAATTCACAGTATCAGTTGTTATTCTATTAGATGTTACAACCATACATTTATTTTTTGTTTCATTTAATATATAGGATGAATTTTTATTTACCTTTACTTTGAATTCATAAATATCTATATTTGGTTCATATGCACTAATATACATATGATTTAATACTGTCGTTCCAGATACAGTTGTACCATATGATAAATTTAATCCAATTTTATCAAATATATCATAATATAAATTAACAAAATCCTTTATTGTTTCTAATGTATTTGATGTAGTGCCAGAATTATCATTAAATGGTATATAATATTGTATAGAATTCATTGTTATTTGAAAACCATAATCTTGTGAATCGTCATATAAATTAAATATAATATCAGCATTAAAAGATGTAGATAATTCATCACTTATATTAGTAGATTCATTATCTTGTAGTATATCATCTAATATTATATTATAATAATCTATATTACCATTTAATATATTATTATTAATATTTACATTAAAATAATTATTTTGACCAGTATATTTACCTTGAAAATATAATTTATTATTATGTTGGTATATATCTATTCCATTTAAATTAAATATATTTGAATATTTGCTTATAATTATATTTATAGATTCAATAACGTCACTAATATCATTATTTATTTTATTTATTGGTTGTTCGAATGTAATTTTATTTGTATTAGATAAACAAAAAACATTTGATATATCTCCACCATATGTATTATTTGATATAGATGGTTCGACAATTACTGTGTTTTGTTCATTCTTTTTTAATTTTTTTATTATATGATACATAACAGAATTTTGATTATGTATTTCACCATCTAATATTAAAGTATTAATTGTATTACCAGTTTCTATAAATGATACTCTTCTAATTAATTTATCGTTTATAGAAAAATCTTTATAATTTTCATCTACTCTAAATTCTATAAAATCATTTATATTTATATCTATATCTGACGGTATTTTTGCCTTATATATAGTTTCCATTGTACCATCATCTTCTTCATAATCATCTACTATAAATTCAACTAAAGTTCTAGCAATGTTTTCTTCTGTCATTATTGATTTAACTTCATATTCATTACTATCAAATAGATTTTCACCATTAATATCTTCAAATATAAATTTTGTTCCTATATCAATATTTGAATTCCTTCCATTTAGAAATTTTATTTTAAAATCAGCACCATCTTGTATAAGTTTTATGTTTCCATTATATAATAATGGTCTTTCAGTTAATAATTCTAAATCAATTTTAATATTATTTAAACTTAATAAATTACTTAAATCATATTCTAAAAAATTAGTTTTAGTATAAGTTGTATTATTTACGGTATATACACCATCATTATATTTGCTACCAACTAATGATATTTTTTCATTCGGTAATATACCAAATGTTGTATTATATTCTAAATATTTATCTGGTATAGATATACAATCATGTGATGTTATTTTTATATAATTATTTATATCTGGTATAGTATTTTTATCATATATTAATGTTGTTCCAATTGACATAAAATATGCATAATTTGATGTATTAGTTATTATCATTATATGATTTTTTCTAGTTCTTACAACCGAAAAATATTTATCTGGTGAAAAATCACCTGATCCATTAATAAATGATATAACTGTACCAACTGGATATTTTCTATGTATATCTTCACCTGTGATCCATTTTGAGTAAAAATTATCATTTGAATTAACTATTCTTATCGTTTCTATTATATCATCTTTGTATCTACTTTTAGTAATATTCATACCTTCTGTATTATAAATTTCTTTATTTATAATATTCATATTATTACTATATTCAATAGAATCAACTGATTCTAATGTATAAATACATAATGTTTTAAATATATTTGAACTATTTGGTTCAAAAAATAATTTACCAGTCCATATTCCATTATTTAATCTAAAATTATAAGGATACCCATCTTTGTTATAAAAAACTAATTTATTTGTGTTTGACATTTAAGATAATATGATTTTTATTTATGATATATATAAATAATTAATAACCCAATTAAATGAACTTTTACCACTATTTTTACTATATATTTAAAATAAAAATAATAATAATTATGAGAATATCTTTAAAAGAAAATATTATATTTGAAACATTCAATAGTAAAAA